CGAACTCAGAGCCAGCCAAGCCGAAGCTCGCTAACGCTCTGCCAACACATGACGTCTCGCAGTTTTCAATCGCACTTTTCTTGTTGATGAACCCGTCATCACGAAATTCCTCGGCGTGCCCTGTGGCAACGATATGCCAATCGGATTGATCGTCGTCGCGGATACTTAGCACACAACGCATGCTTACCTTGTTGGGCGCGCTGTCCAGCAACTCAGTTTCGTATTTGATGTTGGTCCCCCAGACTTCACGAGCGACGCGCACGCGGTCAGCCACCAACGTATAGTATTTATTTCCTAGCTTTACTCGCTGGCTGTCTGGTATTTCGCCAAGCAATCTCCAAGCTTTTTGCATGGCAGTTTCTTCGACGCTGGCTTGCGACAACATCCGGCGCATCATGCGCATTTCTCCTGCTAGCTCTGCTAGCTCCGTTATCGGGTCGGCGGCTTGGGATTTTTTGTTATCTATCATTGGATTCTCCATAACTTTTTTGCGGCTTCAATTTCCGCCGGTGACCACATCCAGTCTTCAAAGTCTGGAGTTAGCAAACCGACGACGTCTTCAATGTTCGCGCTCACCGACAGCAAGCGCGTCATTGATCTTGTGGCGTGCTCCACCATCTGCATTGCCGCATATGCGTGATGATCTGCCAATGGCTGAGAGAACACTTGCTGTTTTCTTTGTTGCACCAACACATAATCGACATGAGCGGGAAGCCCCAAGGCTCTGCTGTAAATGGCTACTTGTCTGGCGTGGTTATCTTTGATCTTGTCGGGGGTGACCTTTGTGGTTTTAAGATCATGCACAGCATCCTCGAAAACAAAGTCTGCGTAACCGCGAATTGGTATCGGCAGATGGTCTAACTGCAATTCAATTTTCTGCTGGAATCCTGTCGGCCTCGGCAAGCGTCGGTAATGCGCCAACCCGTGACGCACAAATTCGTCTACGCTCTTCAGCTCTTTTTCAAATTTGATGATATCCACTTCTGGGAATTCAGTATGTTGGTTCCGCATATACGCCGCAGCAACCTCAACTGCTTTGTCCTGCGAAAGATCGCCCTTAAGGGCTTCGGTGATTGCATGGTCAACGGCTGATCCACGCCAAGCAGCAACTCCAGCCATACGGTCTTGGAAGCCGGACACGCGCAGCAACCATTTGCATGGGTTGTTGATGAAAGTATTAATTTGACTTGGGCTAAGGTGATCCAAGCCATGCGCAGCAAAGGGGTCATTCATATGATTATTTCTCCATATCAAGCATACGAACTGGGTAGATTACGCCCGTTTTGGGTTGCTTGCAAGCGTTAATTCTACTAAAATGATCACATGAAACTTAACGCTTACCTTAAAGAAAATGGTATCACCTATCCGCAATTTGCTGAGCAGTCGCAAATGTTCTCCAAGCACGCGGTAAATAAGTGGTGTAACAACCAGCGCATACCATCCAAAAAAGAAATGCTCCGCATCGTTGAGATTACTGAGCGGAAGGTGCTGCCCAACGATTTTTACCTTGGTGATTGACAAACGGACACGTAACGCCCATTATGGGTAGATGTCAATTCAAGCGCTCAGTTGGGCATTCAAGCAAAAAACGTTCACAGCCAGCACTAAGCTGGTTCTTGTCGCGCTCGCGAACTACGCCGACGAACAACACTCCTGCTTCCCAAGTCATCTGCACCTAGCAGAGAAATGCGAGATTTCTGATAGACAGGTTCGCCGGTGCCTCGATGATCTCTGTCGATTGGGTCTACTAACAAAAAAACAAAGGGCTGGAACCAGTAACCGGTATTTCTTGGGGGTGGACGCCCATGTCCTAGGTGGGGTGGACGCCCATGTCCAGAGGGGTAGGACACCCACGTCCGACAATACTAAACCTATACAAAAGCCTAAACGGAGATCGCTAAATGAAATCGCGGGATGAATTGATAAGAGAGTACGAAATTGACATAAGCGGTTTAGGAAATGGGGATCACAAAATTAAATGTCCACAGTGCCAACCTCCTAGGGGTAAGCACAACTCAAAAGATAGGCCGCTTTCTGTGACGATACGGGGAGACGATTTTGTTTTTAAGTGTCATCACTGTGAATGGGCTGGTGGTTCTGGTAACAGTAACAAGGTGGTGCCAATCGTAAGGACGTCAGTGATCGTGCAGACCAAGGCGCCTTCCAACTTTCTTATCGATTATTTCAAAGGCCGTGGAATATCAGAATCGACTATCAATGCTTTTAAGATTTCTGCGACCGATAACAAATGGATCGAGTTTCCGTACAACCCAACGGAAGACAATACGGCAGATAACATTAAGAGCAGGACCGTGGATAAGCAGTTCCGGCAATTAAAGGGCGCCAAAAAATCACTTTATAATTATGCCTCGGTGCAGCAGTCGAAAGCGGTGCTGTGGGTAGAGGGCGAGGTCGATGTGTTGAGTTGCTGGGAAGCTGGTATCAAGGCGGTCACGACGCTGCCTGATGGCGCACCAGCTAACGCTCGTTTCAAAGAGAATGACAAACGATTTGAGCCACTGCAAACGCACCCACTGGAGCGGTGCGAAAAGCTTGTGATCTTTGTGGACAACGACAACGCGGGCCAGAATCTGCGCAAGGAATTATTGCATCGGTTCGGAAAGGCAATCTGTTGGTACGTTGAAACCCCGGAAGGCTGCAAGGATGCCAACGACGTTCTTGTTAAGCATGGCCCGAAGCGATTGGTTGACTTGATCAAAGACGCGAAACCTTACCCAGTTGACGGTCTTTATCAGGCAGGGCAATACAGGTCGCAAGTCGCAGACCTTTATCACGGAAATTACTCGAAGCCAGTAAGGATCGGCTTGCCGGGACTGGACGATATTTATCGGGTGCAGAAAGGCACATTTCACTGCGTGACCGGTGTGCCCAACCACGGTAAATCAACGTTTCTTGACCAGTGTTTGGTATCATTAGCAAGGCATGAAGCGTGGCGGTTTGCAATGTTTAGTCCAGAACATTCGGTGCCAATGCACATTCGGCGACTTAGTCAAATCGTGCAAGAAAAGCATTTTGATGAGGGCTACGTTGGACGAATGACGGAAGATGAAATGAATCAGGCCGTCAAATGGATTAATGGACATTTTCATTTTATCGAAACTAAAGAACACACCCCAAACGTTGAGAAGCTGCTGGAAATAGCGAAGGGCGCAGTTAAGAAGTATGGCGTCAACGGTATTGTTATTGACCCGTACAATGAAGTTGATGCGACGAGGACGGGGAGCTACAGAGAAGACGAGCACATAAGGGATTTCATTTCTCGCTGCAAGCGCTTCTGTCGCACGCACGACGTGGTGATTTGGATCGTGGCGCATCCTAAGAAAATGCAGAAGAATATATCGACAGGCGAATACGAGCCGCCGACTGCGTACGACATAAGTGGCGCGGCTCATTGGCACAATCAAAGTGATGCCGTGTTGGTGGTGCATAGAGACTTCGACAATGATTCAGTTCGCGTGATCACCAGAAAAATTAGGGAGCAAGGGTTCTATGGAAAAATCGGGGAGGCCAGCTTTGTCTACAACTTCAAAAAATGCATCTTTGAGCCAAAACCAGATGAGGGATACGAATGAGGCCGGACGTCAGGTCGAAAACTACTTTGCCCAGCTCGACACACTGGATGACGCAATTGGCGAAATGGAAACCGCCATTGAAAATTGGGAAAAATGCGCAGAGATCTACTACGAACATAAAACCCATCTCGAAGCTTGGGAAGCCGCCACAAAGAAAGCGTTCATGCACGCGGGTATGAGTGGTGTTGCTGCTGAAGCCGAAATGAAATGCAAAGGACAATTTCAACCGGGGTATGGGTCGACGTGGGCAGATCAAATGAAAAAAGTTAATAACGCAATGATAGCAGAGCGAGCTGCACTAAAGCGATTACGTGTTGCTGAGATGCGCTGGGAGACGGAGAGATCCAAGGCCGCTACATTGCGACATTTAAGTTAATGTTATAGATTCCACCGGATTTGAGCATAACGAAAAGCCATGACGATCAAGTGGACTGACAAAATTAAAATGCAAATGCGAGAAGACTTTGTCAACGGTGTTTACAACGCTGATGGGGTCATCGAGTGGTTGAGCATGGATGCTCTGATAAAAAAATACAGAGTGGCACGCGCGACCGCTTATAAATATCACCACAAGGAGCGTTGGCAGCAGGAAAAGAACAGGGTACAGACGCAGATAAGCCATCAACGAGACGAAGAGCGAACAAAGCAGCTGATTGACGAAGGTAAGCAAATGGATCTCATGTCGATGAGCATTGCTAAGACTGCTTTAAAGATCGTCGCAAACAGATATCAGAAATGTTTGTTAGATGACTCACGGAACGTTGAAGCTCTAGGTAATGGCGAGTTGCAACAGCTCAGCGTTGTAGCGACGAACGCACAGCGCATCGCAAAGTTAGCCTTGGGCGAAGCACAGGAGATATCGAAAATTGCCGCAGATGTCAGCACCCCCGAATCATTCAGACGAATCATGGAGACTCTTGACCGCGTTGCGGAAGACAAGGCCGGATCTATACAAAACGGTCGAGGCGTACACTGATTGGGTTGAGTTCACGGCGCGGCCTTCTCAGATTACCCCACATGATTCTTTAGATTGGAACATATGGTTAATTCTTGCTGGTCGAGGGTGGGGAAAGACCCGTACAGGCGCGATGGATGCGTTGATCTACGCCATGAGAAATCCCGACGTGCAAGTCGCAGTTGTTACTCCGACGTTTGGGGATTTGAAACGCACAGCTTTTGAGGGACCGTCTGGGATCTTGCGGCAAATACCGGACGGCTGCTTGATGAGGGGCAGAGGTCAGGGTTACAACAGCTCCGGTGCAGCAATTAAGCTAGCCAACGGCAGTCAAATATTAGGTTTTTCCGCAACGGAACCAGACAGGTTGAGGGGTCCGCAATTTCATCGAGCGTGGTTGGATGAACTAGCGGCATGGCGCTATCCAGAAACGTTCGACCAGCTAATGTTTTCCTTACGTTTAGGAGACAATCCTAAATGCGTAATCACCACTACACCACGACCAACACAGTTGATTCAGGATCTCGTTAAGAGAAAAGACGTCGTCGTAACTAGAGGGTCGACGTTTGAGAACGCAGAAAACTTAGCAGAATCCACTCTCGACATGCTCAGAGAAAAATACGAGGGCACGGCACTTGGTCGACAAGAGTTGTATGCGGAGATTATTGATAAAGTCGAAGGCGCGCTGTGGACGCCTAACATGATTGACGACGCTCGGATACCAGACAACGAAGAGAGGGAGCTGACACAGATCGTCGTTGCAATAGATCCAGCCGTAACCGCTAATGAAAATTCGGACGAGACGGGGATTGTTGTGTGCGGCAAAGACGGTCAAAATCATTTCTTTGTACTCGAGGACGCAAGTGGTAAGTACACACCCGATGGATGGGCGCGGGAGGCCGTGAGACTTTTCTACGAATGGCAGGCGGACCGCGTCGTGGCCGAAGTCAACAATGGTGGCGATTTGGTTGAGCGGCTTTTGCGCAGTATAGACAGAAACATTCCTTATCGCGCAGTCCATGCGTCGCGTGGTAAGCTCATGAGGGCGGAGCCGGTTTCGGCTCTGTATGAGCAAGGTCGTGTTCACCATGTGGGGAGTTTCCCACCGCTTGAAAACCAGATGTGTACTTACACAGCGGATCGAAACCAACCTTCTCCCGATAGGCTTGACGCCCTTGTATGGGCAATTAGCGAGATGAGTAAGTCTTCGGGCAACCCTGCATGGAGGATCAGTTGATGGGATTTTTGGATCGATTTCGTAAGAGTCAGCCACCAGAAGTCAAGCAGTCGTCGATGGTGGGCTATTTTGGCGTTCAGCCAAACATGGGCAAATCTTATAGCTATGACGATCTCGCTAGAGAAGGGTATCTCAAAAACGCGATTGTCTTTCGATGCGTCAATGAAATCGCAAAAGGTGCTGCTGCGGTTCCCTTTATGGTCAAATCCGGTGACGATCCTTTAGAGCGTCATCCGCTAGTTGACTTGCTCAATCGGCCTAATCCACTTCAATCTAACTCTGAGTTCTTTGCGAGCTTGTTCGGATATCTTCTTCTTTCAGGTAATGCGTATTACGTCAAGGTTGGTGGTCTCGGTGGCATGCCTCGAGAACTGCATCTATTAAGACCGGATCGTATCAAGATAGAGGGCGGCAGCGGTGCTATTCCTCAAAGATATGAATACAGCATCAACGGGCGCACTGAGCAAATTTATGAGGTTGATCAGGAGAGCGGCTTCAGTGATTTGAAGCAGACTAAGCTGTGGAATCCACTCGATGACTATTATGGATGCTCGCCGCTAAGCGCAGCGGCGGTCGAAGTTGATCAACACAACATGGCGTCAAAGCACAACATCAATCTGCTAAACAATGGAGCTAGGCCGTCGGGTGCGGTCGTATTCAAGCCAAGAGACGACCAAGGCTATTCCGTTAATCTGTCGGAAGCGCAGCGACAACAGCTGTTGACAGATTTAAACAATCGATTCGCAGGAACAGCAAACGCGGGCAGGCCGTTGTTGCTAGAGGGAGATTTCGATTGGAAAGAAATGGGTTTAAGCCCGAAAGACATGGATTTTATTAATCTAAAGCATATGAGCGCGACCGACATCGCCATGTGCTTTGGCGTACCAAGCCAGCTTGTCGGTGTGCCAGATCAACAAACTTACGCGAACGTGGCAGAAGCGCGCTTGGCGTTGTATGAAGAAACTATCATTCCTTATCTGCGCAAGTTGGAATCTGACTTGAATGAATGGCTAGTACCCCAGTTTCGGGAGGACTTGCACTTCGAGTATGTCATCGACGAGATACCAGCGTTGTCAGAGCGTCGCAGAAGAATTTATGAAAACGTGATCGGTGCGGTGTCGCAAGGGATCATGACACGCAACGAAGCGCGAGAGTTGGTTGGCTTGGCTCCAGTGGACGGCGCAGACGACCTATTAGTGCCTGCGAACTTGTTTCCGATTAACGAGGCGGCACCGGCCCCCGCTGATCCTGCGGACCAAGAAGAAGACGAAAAGCTTTATGTATTTCAAGACGACATAAAAGCTTTGGAGGATATCAACACAAAGCCCACAGCAGGCATGGCTGACGAGGCAAAGAAGGGCTTAGAATGGCGAGCAGAATACAATCGCGGAGGCACAGAGGTCGGTGTGGCAAGAGCGCGACAGCTTATTAATCGAGACAACCTTAGCATCGACACCGTTAAAAGAATGCATTCTTTCTTTAGCCGTCACGAAGTAGATAAACAAGCGGAAGGGTTTAGGCCGGGGGAGAAAGGTTATCCAAGCGCGGGGCGAGTGGCTTGGAGTTTATGGGGAGGCGACCCCGGTCAGACATGGGCAAGAAGAAAGCGAGACGAGATCGAGCGGGAGGAAAGCAATGGATAGCCTACTAACAGACGTCAAGCAATTAGACAGCTACTTACGATACCTGATGAACGGGCATAAAAAGCTGACTGGCCCCATGCGCGAAGCCTTAAAAAACAAAGTCAAAGACCATAACGATAAGTATGGCAACAGCACGACCAAAAAAACTAATTTGCGCACATTGACGGCGGTATTCAATCGAGGCATCGGAGCGTATAAAACCAACCCCCAATCAGTCAGGCCTAACGTCAGATCGCCGGAGCAGTGGGCACTGGCGAGGGTGAACAGCTACTTGTCAGCTTTGCGTAACGGCAAATTTAGATCGGGCAAGCATGACACAGACTTATTTCCCAAAGGGCATCCACTCTCAAGCAAGAAATGATCGCACTGCTTAAGCGTCTGTATGGCTTTCGACAAGGGCGCGTATCTGCACGTAAGTATGCAAGAGAACAACAAAGGCTGATAAGTCGCTTGTCAGGGATGTTGGCGCGAGATATCCGAAAAGATATAAACCGAGAAGTAGAAAGAACTGGACGCCTAGTGTCAGGCGCGAACGAGCCAACGATGACACAGGTTCAAACCGCCTTGCTGGAAAGATTACAGCCGACACTTACCAAGCATTTCAATCGTTGTTTCAAAACCGTTTATGAGGGTAACAGAGATAAATATGATCGCTTAGTGAAGAAGCAAGTAGATGTAGGCTCTGGCTTTGACTTCTCCAGAAATAAAGACATGGAGGGAGAGATATTTTCTCACGTACTAAGGCGACAGAACTTTATCACGAATGTATCTGACAATTTAGGCAAACAGATCATTCAGCAAGTCGAGGCGTTACGTCGGGAAGGCTTAGGAAATGCGGCGATAGGCCGAGAGCTTAGAAATCGATTTGATTTTATCAGTCGCAGAAGAGCAGACGTTATTGCTCGAACAGAAACTCATGCGGTGGTGTCTGCTGCCCAAGACTCATATCACGAAAGGTTATCAAACCGTTATGCAATCCAAGTCAAAAAAAGATGGCTTGCTACTTCAGACGCTAGGACAAGATCATCTCACGCAATCATGAACGGCAAAGAGGTTGCGATGGACGAAAAGTTCGTGATGCCCAACGGCACAAGAATGAAACACGTAGGAGATCCCGCTGGTGGTCCGTCCAACACGATAAATTGTCGGTGTGTGATTCTTTATGTAGATGTAGAAGAAGAGATAGTTGACAGCGATGTCCCAATATTAGACGAGGATGAGCCGCCGGAGTTAGAGTTTGCAGATATCGTATCTGATAGAAATAAAACTAGCGCTGCTGATTACCAGAGATCGTACAGAGAAAACGTTGGCGGATTGACAAACGCGACCGCAAAACGTGTACCCAAGCCAAACAGAATAATCCAGAGAGGCGCAGAAGGAGAATATAATTCACTGACTAATACTATCGTTTCTGATTTAAGTGTGGATGGCGGGTCTACGTTAGTGCATGAATACGGTCATCATGTTGACGCTATGTTGCTGAAAGCAATGACGGCTAAAGGCAAAACTAAGAAAACGTTCGATTGGGCGTTTTCACAAAAGGACAAAGCTTTTATCGAGGCGTTTGATGCAGATAGGAAAGAGAATGGACTTGTGAAGTCAATAAGCAAACAAAGAGCAATAAGAGCAGACACAGCAAAGAGAGCTTTAGCCCTAGAAAAAATGAAAGCCGACTTATATGAGGTAGAGCAGAAGGTCGTTGGCGGCAGCACTTTCACTACGATGAAGTTGCGAGATCCTTCGTATGGCGGAGTGTCTGACATTATTGATGCAGCCACGAAAGGACTCGCTTTTGCAGAGGAAAATTTTTGGGGTCATGGCAGAGGTTATTATCGACGAAAAGATTTACCGGAAATGTATGAAACCTTTGCAAATTGTTTTCAAGCTTATGACACTCCGGCTTGGCCGAAAGTACAAAAATATTTTCCACGGACAGCAGCCCGTTTTGAGCAAATATTAGAAGAGTTCAACAGAACAGGAGATATAACATTCGATGAATTCGGCACTTGATTACAAAGACATTTTGAAAATGTATCGGGCTAAGTTCAAGACGGACCCGGTTTTTGATATCACAAGATGGCGCCAAGATCCTATGTATAAACTTACAGCTATGATGGAAGCTATAGAAAATGACGAGCCATTGATAGAGTCAAACGAAAATCCAAACGTTATTTATTGACCTTGCCATCGAAAATGTAAACGCATAAGATTTGTGAAAAGGTGTCAGACGATATCTGATTGCCGCCCCAGACGGAGCAGCAAAAGCGAACCGCATGGGGTAATTTATGTTTGATGATCAATCGGCAGACTTAGACGATTGCGATACAAATTTTGACGAAAAGGCTCAAATTCGTCGCGACGTTTTTACCACTCAAGCCGAAGCCGCCAGAAGAGCTAGAGAGATCGGCTGCGTTGGCACACATTCCCACGACGAAGACGGCAACACAGTTTATATGCCATGCGAGTCTCACGACGACTATCGAGAGTTAGTTGGCCGGGACGTTAGGGGTTATGGCAGCGATGATGACGACAAGCGCAAGAAACCAAAAAAGAAAAAAAGCCAGACAGATTGCGAGGGCGACTGTGAGTGTCACGACTGCTCTCTGCCAGAATTTATAGACGTCAAAACAGAGCTTAAAGCCGAAACCATTGGGGAAGAAGGGAGCGGCGAGTTCGAGGGCTATGGATCAATCTTCGGCAACGTGGATCTCGGTAATGACGTGATCATGAAAGGCGCCTTTAAGCGTAGCTTAAGACGTCGCGGCCCGAAGAAAGTCAAGCTCCTTTATCAACATAAGACGGACATGCCGATAGGCGTTTTCGACCAGATCAGAGAAGATGAAAAAGGTCTGTTTGTTAAGGGTCGTCTGGCCCTGCAAACTCAAGCGGGGCGAGAAGCCTATGAGCTAATGAAGATGGGCGCTTTGGATGGCCTATCGATTGGTTTCAAGGTAGACCCCAAAGGTTATAGCTATGAACCGCGCTCTAAGCGACGCGTCATAGACGAAGTAGATCTAATGGAAGTGTCTTTAGTAACTTTCCCGATGAATCCACAAGCTATGGTGAGATCGGTCAAAGGCCAAGATATTTCCATCAGAGAATGGGAAGCGGGACTGCGTGATGCTTTTTCGATTTCTCGTTCAGAAGCAAAGGCAGCAGCCCGCGCTATAGTCGAAACCCTGACCGTGCGGGACGCTCGGGACTGGAGTGACGAGCTATCAGCAATCACAAAACTCGTTAATCAAATAAAAGGAAACTAAGAATGGAAGCAGAAATAAAATCAGCTATCCAAAACCTTGGCGAAACTTTTGAGCAGTTCAAGCAAGCGTATGACGAAAAGTTAGAAAACGTAGCGAAAAGCGAGGCAGACCCACTTCTGGATGAAAAATTGGCGAAGATAGAGGCCAAGATGGATTCTTTAGAAGATGTCAACCAAGCTATTACGAAGCAACAAGCAGCTCAAGAGAATCTCAAAGAGCAGATGGAGCAGATCCACACTGTCGTCACACGGCCTAATTCGGGCTTTGAGACGAAGCAAGTGGACGCAACGCTTAAGGCATTCGATCAATATTGCCGAAAAGGACTTGATAAGCTCGAGCCAGACGAAAGAAAGGCTTTGACCGTAAGCAATGACAGCACCGGGGGCTTCTTGGCTCCACCGGAGTATGTTCGAGAGTTAATCAAGACGATAACTGAGATCTCACCAATCCGTTCGATTGCAAGGATTCGACAAACCGCACAACGAAGCATCCAAGTGCCAAAGCGTACTGGACAATTTGCTGCTGCATGGGTTGCAGAATCAGGCACTCGCACGGAAACGACTGGTTACACGGTTGGTTTAGAAGAGATCCCGGCGCATGAATACTATGCTCTCATCGATATCTCTGAGCAGGATTTGGAAGACACTGTCTTCGATCTTGAAGCAGAGATGCAATCAGAGTTCGCCGAAAGGTTCGCTCTGTTAGAAGGGACTGCATTTGTGAGCGGCGACGCAGTTGGAAAGCCAGAGGGCTTTATGACCAACTCTAGTGTCTCAGAGGTGGTATCTGGTAACGCGAGCAACCTATTGGCGGATGGACTCATTACGCTTGTGCATTCGATCAAGGCAGAGTACGCACGACAAGGGACGTTTGTTTTCAACAGAAGCACCTTGGCAGCAATCAGAAAGCTCAAAGACACCGCAGGGCAGTATGTGTTCCAACCGGGAATGATGCTCACGGGTGGCGTCACCAACACAATCTTAGGCTTTCCGTATGTTCAAGCGACGGATATGCCTGATGTTGGAGCTGGGAATTTCCCGATAGCATTTGGTGATTTCCGCAGAGCCTACATGATTGTTGACAGAATTAACTTGGCGGTACTCCGTGATCCCTTCACGCAAGCGACTACAGGCAATGTCCGGTACGTAGCTAGGAAGAGAACAGGTGGTCAGGTTGTTCTTGCAGAAGCAATCGTTAAACAAAAAGTCTCAACTTAGGGGGTAAAATGAAAGATCTAGCAAACAGCGTTTCGGCTGTCCAAAGCATCGCTCCCGTTGTAGGAACCAGCGACACCAACGGCACGGGAGTTGATCTCCAATTCTTCGAGTCTGCGGTTGTTGTTGTATCCACTGGCGTGGAGGGCGATACGCTTTCAGGCTCAGTCAAAGTTGACTTCAAGTTGGAAGAGTCAAGCGACAACAGCTCATTTAGCGCGGTTACGGCGGCGACGTCCGTTACTGACGGGACTGTTGATAGCAGTGGCATCTTCCTGACTTTGGATGCAAACGGTGAGACTCCACAAATAACCACAATCGGTTATGTAGGTGGGGCGCGTTACATTCGTGTAGTGGCCGACTTTACGGGGTCACACTCAAATGGCACGCCTATATCAGCAACAGTCGTGAAGGGTGCGCCCCGACACAGCACTGATGCTGACTCTAGCAGCACTGTATAAGGTGACGGGGGGGCTTCGCCCCCCTCAATCCTCCTAGGAGAAATAAATGGCGAGCAAATCATTCAAGATAATAGTGCCAAAGGCTGGGTCGGCCGACGGTCAAGGGCTAAGCACAAAACTGTATCAGCTTGGCGAAATAGTGACTCCATCAGAAGAATGGCAGACCGATTTGATGAGCATGTTCGTTGAGAATGGGTGGGCTTTAGAAACAAAGATCGACAGCCCAGAAACCATAGCGGAACAACCAGAGCCAGAGCCAGAAATGGTTAGGGCAAGAAACGATGACGGGTCATTCAAGGCAGACGATCCCGCAACGCCAGACGTTAACGAGGCGTGGGAAGAAAAGCCCGTTCAAGCTAAGAAGACAACAAAAAAGCGCGGAAGACCAAAGAAGACAGAGGGCTAGCGCTACAATGGAGGTAGTAGGTTGTGAGCGCTGGGTTTCATCACTTCATCATTGAGCAGGGTGCGACATTCGGTCATACGCTTACTCTCAAAGACTCTAATGGGTCTGTCGTTAACCTGACTGGATACACCAGCGCAGAGATGGATTTGCGCGCGCATCCAGATTCCACATCATCATTAGCCACCCTAACCACAGCAAACGGGCGCATTACCCTTGGCGCGTCTGCTGGCACTGTCACGTTAGCTATCAGCGCCTCTGATACCGCGTCGTTGGAGGCTTCTGAAGGTGTTTATGACTTAGAAATCACAGATGCCCAGTCGAACATTTTCCGAATATTAGAAGGCACCTACAGCATCAGGAGGGGGATCAGCCGGTGAGCAGCACTATCAACTCGATAACCGTTGAGGGCACAAGCTCCATATCAGTCATAACGGCGGGCACTCAAGGCGTTGCTGGACCGAATACCGTCTTAGGCAGAAGCGTGGCAAGCAGCACAGCATCAACCGCTGGCTCGTTGCTCGTTTATGATCATGCGAACACACAATGGGTAGATAGCCAATCTACCGCTGCCCAAAGCCTTACGGCTAAGCTGTTCAACCTACAGTTTACAGGTGGCGGCGCCGCTGTAACGGCCATACTTGATGAAGACAACCTCGGCAGCAACTCAAACACAGCGCTGGCTACACAGCAGAGCATCAAAGCTTATGTAGATGCTCAAATAACTGCGCAAGACCTTGATTTTCAAGGAGATAGTGGCGGCGCGCTATCTATAGATTTAGACAGCGAAACGCTGAACATTTCCGGCGGCACCGGCATTGGAACGGTTGGCAGCGGCAATACTGTAACGATAAGCATTGATTCTACAGTTGCCACGCTAACAGGCACTCAAACACTAACCAACAAAACACTCACTAGCCCTGACATAAACGGCGGGGACATTTCTAGCAGCACGACGATTAACAAATCGCCAGTTATCACACTGGCAGGCGATCTTAGCGGCAACACCACGCTTACAGAGCTTGGTAACGCAACGCTAACCGCAACCATTGTGGCAAACAGCGTAGCTCTGGGTACGGACACAACGGGCAACTACGTAGCCACTATCGCAGCAGGCGAAGGCATTGACGTAAGCGGTAGCGGTTCTGAGACCGCCGCAGTGACGATCTCAGCCGAAGATGCTACTGATAGCAACAAAGGTGTGGCGTCCTTTAACAGCACTGATTTCACGGTTTCTAGCGGCGCAGTAACAATCAACGCTGAGCGCGTGCAAGACATCGTTGGCGCTATGGTGTCGAGCAATACTGAATCAGGCATATCTGTGACCTATGAAGACTCAGACGGCACGCTAGATTTCAACGTGGCTGATCCAGTAATTAGCTTGTCAGGCGATGTTTCTGGGTCTGCAACCATGACAAACCTTGGTGATGTAACGATCACCACGACGATACAAGCGAACAGCGTAGCTCTGGGTACGGATACAACAGGAAATTACGTTGCGACGATTTCGCAATCAAACACCGGTATAGATGTAGCGAACAGCGGATCAGAAACCGCAGCGGTAACGCTTGGGCTGAATACTGAGCATGTGCAGGATCTTGTTGGCGCGATGTTCGGTAGCAACACCGAAACAGGCATCACAGCCACTTATCAAGATAGTGATGGCACGATTGATTTGGTGATCGGCGCAGGCGATATAACGAACGCGATGCTTGCCGGATCGATTGATAACAGCAAGCTATCAAACAGCACGCTAACCGTAACTGATGGCAGCAACAGCACGGCGGTAGCGCTGGGCGGCACGTTAACGTTTTCTGCCGGGGAGGGAATCGATGTCGGCGAATCATCGGGAACAATTACCGTCTCGGCAGAGGATGCTACTGCAAGTAACAAGGGTGTTGCTAGTTTTAACGCTACTGATTTCAGCATCTCTAGTGGAGCTGTGTCGCTCGAAGCGGAGAGGATTCAAGACATCGTTGGCGCGATGGTCTCGAGCAATACAGAATCGGGTATATCGGCGACGTATGAAGATGCCGACGGAACAATAGATTTTAATGTTGATGATTTCACGATCACTCTTGGCGGAGATCTTGGTGGGTCGGTAACGATCACAGATCTAGCGTCCGGAACTCTCACAGCTACGATACAGGCAAACAGCGTTGCATTAGGCACAGACACCACCGGCAACTATGTGCAAAGCATTTCTGATGCAGGCAATTCTAGGATCACGGTTGCGAATAGCGGGGCAGAGAGCGCGGCAGTCACCCTTGATATTGCCAATGACGCTATCGGCGCCAACCAGATAGCAGATAACGCCATCGCATTGGGCACCAAGACAACTGGCAATTATGTAGCAACTATTGCAGACGCAGGCAACAGCCGCATCACGGTTGCTAACAGCGGTAGCGAAACAGCAGCGGTAACATTAGATATTGCCAACGACGCTATTGGTAGCGCGCAGATTGCCAACAATGCGGTTGCGCTAGGCACGCAGTCAACGGGTAACTACGTTGCGACTATAGCTGGCACCAACAACGAAATCTCTGTATCAGGTTCAGGATCAGAAACGGCAGCGGTGACTATTGGGTTACCAAGCGACGTCACGATAGGTAACAACCTTACCGTTACGGGCAACTTAACTGTAAATGGCACACAGACCACCGTTAACACGGCCAACCTTGATATTGAAGATGCGACTGTGCGGTTTGCTAAGAACGCCACAACGCTTTCTGCGACTGATGGGGCAGGGTTGGAGTTTGGTGGATCAAGCAGCAAGCCCACGATATTGTGGAGCAACAGCAATAGTTTCTTAACGTCAAACAAATCATTCAACGTAGGCGGGGCCAACGGCACTACGGTTTCTGTGGGCCACTTGTCACTAAAGAACGCAGGCACCCGCTCTCGCGTAGACTTCTATTGCGAATCATCTAATGCACACTATGCGCGGGTACAAGCGCCTACTCACGCTAACTTTAGCGGTAACGTAACGCTAACGCTGCCCACTACCACGTCAAACTTAGTGGGGGACTCTGCAACTCAGACGCTCACAAACAAAACAATAAATGCGTCTAACAACACGCTATCAAACATAGCTAACAGTTCACTCACGAACAGCAGCATCACGGTATCTGATGGCAGTAACACCACAGCAGTCTCACTAGGCGGCACGCTTACATTCAGCGGCACATCAAATGAGGTTGAAGTAGCGGAGAGCAGCGGCACTGTAACGGTAGGATTGCCAGCAGCAGCGCAGATCACAACATCATTAGGTGTAGGCGGCGGTTCTAGCAATGGAATCCAAATAAGCCAAGGCGCCATCGCCATGAAGAATGGCGGCACACAGTCGCGAATAGACTTTTATTGCGAGAGTGGCAACGCTCATTACGCCAGATTGCAGGCACCAGCGCACAGCGCGTTCTCAGGCAATGTAACGCTTACACTTCCCGCAGCTACCGGCACGTTAATAGGCACCGGAGACAGCGGCACAGTAACCAGCGGCATGCTGGCCGGAAGCATCGCAAACTCTAAGCTGGCTAATTCTACGGTGTCATTCGGCGGTATAAGTCTGGCGCTTGGCGCAAGTGATGCGACCCCAGCCTTTGACCTTTCAGATGCGACCAACTACCCGACAAGCAGCCTGTCTGGAACGATCACAAATGCGCAGCTTGCGGGATCAATAGCAGCATCCAAGCTCGCGGGCGGTATTGGTAATTCATTGCTGAGCAATTCTTCCATCACGGTTACAGATGGTAGTAATTCAACAGCTACAGCGCTTGGCGGGACAATCACGTTTAGTGCGGGGGAGGGGATAGATGTCAGTGAATCTAGCGGAACTATCACGGTTGCTGCTGAAGATGCCTCAGCCAGCAATAAGGGTGTCGCTAGTTTTGATTCAACTGACTTTAGTGTGTCGAGCGGTGCAGTTACGCTTCAAGCCGAAAGGATACAGGACATCGTCGGATCTATGGTATCAAGCAATACGGAGTCTGGTGTTGCGGTTACGTATCAAGATTCAGACGGGACACTAGACTTCAACGTCGCAGATCCAACCATCACGATTGACGGTGATGTAGACGGTTCTGCCACGATGACAAACCTTGGCGACACCACCATCACGGTTGCCTTAGATAACACAGGCGTTACAGCGGCGAGCTACGGTTCTGCCACGGCCATCCCCGTTATTGCGGTAGATGCAAAAGGCAGGATCACTTCTGCTAGCACAGCAGCGATTTCGACCAGCTTCACGCTTTCAGACGGCAGCAATACACAAACCATATCCGGTGGTGACACGTTAACGGTTGCAGGCACCAGCAATGAAGTAGATGTAGCGGTAAGCGCTACGGATACGCTGACGATTGGCCTACCCAGTGACGTAACCATCAGTAACAACCTTGTGGTTTCTGGAAACCTGTCAGTATCAGGCACCACCACGCAAACGGGTTCTGTCGTTACAGACAACAACTTCACAGGACTAACTAACGCCAACACCGGCAACAGCACTGACTTTGGTTTCTATGGCAAGTATGTAGAAAGCAGTACCACCAAATATGCTGGCCTGTTTTATGACGCTTCTACTGACAACACCTTCCGCTTGTTCTGTGATACTCAGACTGTGCCATCCACAACGGTCAACACGGGGGCCACAGGTTACGCAGCAGCGGATTTAGTTATAGGGGGGCTTGCTACCACAGGCATCACTATAGGCGGCACTGCGATCACTTCTACGGCGGCTGAGCTTAATATTTTAGATGGTGTAACAGCCACAGCTACAGAGCTAAATACCTTAGATGGTGTCACTGCCACCACCTCAGAACTAAACATCATGGACGGTGGAACGTCTGCGACCAGCACAACTCTCGCTGATGCTGACAGGGTAGTCGTCAATGATGCTGGCACCATGAAGCAAGTTGCTCTTACTGACTTTGAAACGTACTTTGA